ACCACGGTTCCTCCGGCTGGATGGCATGAAGAAAGACAAAACTGACGACATCATAGAGCTAGCACTGGAACGGTATGCGCGGTGCATAGACGCGGAGCAAAGAAACCGAGAACTGGCTATTGAAGACTTGCGCTTTGCTAATGGTGAGCAGTGGCCGGAGCATATCAAGAAAGAGCGCGACAGTGAGCAGCGTCCTTGCCTGACGATTAACCGCACCCAGCGGTACATCAAGCAGGTAGTGAATGACATTCGCCAGGTACGCCCCGCGATTAAGACTCGCCCTGTAGACTCCGTGGCAGACCCAGAGACCGCCGAAGTCATGAACGGCATGATCAAGGCCATCGAGCAGAGTTGCAACGCTGAGATCGCTTACGACTGGGCGACAGAGAGCGCGGTTACGATGGGCTGGGGCTACTTTCGCATTACCTGCGATTACACCGACCCTGAATCATTCGAGAAGGACATTATTATCAAGCGGGTGGCCAATCCGTTTGCTGTGTACCTGGACCCAGATAGAGACGAGCCAGACGGATCAGATGCTAAGTACGGCTTTGTTGTTGATACGATGCCGCGTGATTCGTTTGAGGAGCAATATCCTGAGGCATCCTCAGAGTGGAGCAAGGAAGGCGAATTAGGCACAGGAAAAGAGGGTTGGTTCACTGAGGACACCGTACGAGTAGCAGAGTATTGGTGCCTGGAAGAGAAAGCGGAGAAGCTATCCCAACTGTCCGACGGCTCCCTGTTCTGGGGTGAGATTGAGGGTGCTATTGCCGTACGTGATTCGGTTAAGACTACGCTAGTACAGCGTATCATTACCGGGCAGGAAGTGCTGGAAGAGAATAGCTACCCCTGGAAGTACATCCCCATTATCCCGGTGATTGGTGAAGAGGCCAATATTGAGGGCGAAACGCTCTATAAGGGGCTTGTGAGGGATCTTAAAGACCCAGCGAGGCTGTATAACTACTCGCGTAGTGCGGCGGCTGAGAGGACTGCGCTATCTCCCAAGGCTCCTTGGACTGGTCCGAAGGGCGCGTTTAAGAACCCAAAATGGCGCACTGCTAACAGCCGCAATCATCCGTATCTTGAGTGGGATACCGAGGCTGTACAGAAGGCTGGCGGGCACATCCCGAAGCGTACCGACCCGCCTCAACTGGACATGGGGTTAATCCAAGAGATTCAGCACGCATCACAAGAGTTCAAGGACGTATCTGGCATTTATGATGCTGGCTTGGGTGATCGTTCTAACGAAGTCTCAGGCACTGCGATTAATGCCCGTAAGGTTCAGTCGGATATTGCAAACTTCCACTTTGTAGACAATCTGGCAAGGGCTATGCGTCACGCTGGGCGGGTGATCTTGAACATGATCCCAACTATCTACAGCGAGGAGCGCATTGTCCGCATTCTCAAGCCGAATGGTGACGAGGAGACGGTCAAGGTTAATGGTCAGTACATCGACCCCAAGACCCAGAAGGCAAAGCATTTCGACCTTAAGGCTGGCAGATACGACATCGCGGTAGATATCGGGCCTTCCTATGCAACCCAAAGGCAGGAGGCGGTGGAGAGTATGCTGGAGGTGCTTAAAGCCTTCCCGCAAGCCGCGACGGTTATGGGCGATCTACTCGCCAAGAACATGGATTGGCCGGAAGCGGACGAGTTCGCAAAACGCCTGAAGCTTCTTCTCCCTGCATCTATTGCAGCGGAAGAGAACCCAGAAATCCGCCGCATTCAGCAGAACTATGAACAGACTATTCAGCAGGGCAAGCAGTATATCGGCATGCTGGAGAACACTATCCAAGATCTGAGTGACAAGCTCAGCGACAAGGACAAAGAGATTTCGATCAAGCTTGGAGACCTCAAGCGCAAGATCGCTAAAGATCGGGATGATGCAGCCATTGCATTAACCGAGCTGGAGCTGGAGTACAACCACAACGTACCTGGCGCTGCCGTCTAATTCAGCCCATTCCGGGCTAATCCCTACCCGTTGGGTGTAACGGGGCTTATACGTTCAGCAAACCACTGTCGAGAGACGAGCGGGAGAACGCTTTACATGACCATTGAAAACGAAGCGGCTGTAGAGGCCGAGGGTACACCTGTATCCGAAAATACAGAATCGTCCGTTACGGATGCCGAGGTCGAAACTCCTGAAGGAGAAGAGGCGCAAGCCGACGAGGAATCGACCACCTCTGAGAGTGACGAAGAAGAGAAGCCCAAAAAGAAGGGCGGATTTCAACGTCGCATTGATGAACTGACTCGGAAGAACTACGAAGCGCAGAGAGAAGCCGAAGCGTATAAATCGCAGTTGGCACAGTACCAGCAGCAGGTACAACAGCAGCAGATGCAAAACGATGCTGTACCTCCGAAGCTGGCTGATTACAACTACGACGAGACTGCTTATTACCAAGCTGTACAAGACTGGAATGAAAGCCAGATTAAACGCTTTCAGGAAAGCCAGCAGCAGCAGGCAGAGCAGCAGCGTCAGTATCAGGAGCGAATCCGGGCTAACCAGGCAATGCAGGAAAAGATGATCAAGGCGCAGGAGAAGTACCCTGATTTTGCCGCCAAGGTCAACAATCCTGAGCTGCCCCCGTTGGCTCAGATTAACTCGGCAGCCTATCAAGCTGTCATTGATTCTGATGCGTTTGGCGATGTGGCGTACTACCTCGCCTCTAACCCAAGCGAGGTTTATCACTTCTCTTCTCTGAGTCCGATTCAGGCGGTTAAGGAAGTTGCAAGGCTGGAAGCAAAGCTATCAACCAAACCCGCAGCCCCTGCCGCACCAATAACCCCTCCGTCTACCGTGAAGCCTCGTGCTGAGTCTGTGAAAGACCCGGACAGCATGGGCGTGGATGAGTGGATGGAGTACCGAAATTCTCAGATTCAGAGGTAATCCATAATGGCAAACTCATTGCTTACCCCAACAGCAGTGACCCGCGAGGCACTGCGCATTCTTCATCAGAAACTGAACTTCGTTGGCAACATCGAACGCCAGTATGACAGCTCCTTCGCCAAAGAAGGCGCGAAGATTGGTGATTCTCTCAAGATTCGCCTGCCCAACCAGTACACCGTACGCACTGGTGCAACCCTGAGCACTCAGGACACCACTGAAAGCTCCACGACCCTCCAGGTTTCGACCCAGAAAGGTGTGGATCTTAATTTCACCTCTGTCGATCTGACGATGGACATGGATGATTTCAGCAAGCGTGTACTTGACCCTGCTATGTCCGTTCTTGCGGCCAATATCGAAGCAGACGCCCTGAATATGTACAAGGACGTCTACAACGTTGTTGATAATGACACCAACGCCATTACCTTCAAGAACATACTCCAGGGACGTCAGAAGCTGGTAGATGGTCTTGCCCCGCAGGACAACAACCGCCACATCCTGCTGTCTACCGATCACTCTGTAACTCTGGTTGATGCTCTGAAGGGGCTGTTCCAGGATTCCGGCGCGATCAAGAAGCAGTACAAGGAAGGCATGATGGGCCGTACGGGTGGATTCGATTTCTACGAAAACACCCTGTTGACCAATCACACCACCGGCACCGCCGCCAAAACCACCGGCTATCTGGTTAACGGCGCATCTCAGACCGGCGCGTCTCTGACCGTTGATACTGGCTCCACCACCTTCCTTGAGGGTGATGTGATCACTATCGCTGGTGTTAACAGGGTGCATCCTGAGACCAAGGCAGATACCGGCGTACTTCAGCAGTTTGTTGTAACCGCCGATTCCGGTGCTTCTGCGACTTCGCTGTCAATCAGCCCGTCCATTGTGACCTCTGGCGCAGCCCAGAACGTCTCTGGCTCTCCGGCTGACAACGCTGCCGTTGTCAAGGTTGGTGCAGGCGCGAATGAGCTGCTGAACGGCACTATGGCATTCCATAAGGAGGCCTTTGCCTTCGCAACCGCTGATCTGATCATGCCTTCTGGCGTGGATTTCGCCGCCCGTGAAGTTTACGACGGTATTTCCATGCGAATCGTTCGTGACTACGACATCAACAACGACAAATTCCCTTGTCGTATTGATGTGCTGTACGGCTACAAGACCCTGCGTCCTGAGTTTGCAGCACGTATTCACGCAGACGGATAAAGGAGATAGGGGGACTTCGGTCCCCCTTTTTTATCTATGGGCGTACCTACCTATATGTACCGCAAGAATGCCAAGGGTGAAGTGGAAGCCCAGGTATTCGATTCCGACAACATCCCGAAAGGCTGGGTTGATTCTCCTGAGAAGGTAGAGAAACCAAAGCGCGGACGGCCGGAGAAGGCTGAATAGTGGCAGCTCCTACGACTTACGCGGAATTGCAGACAGAGATTGCAGGCTTTCTTAGTCGAAGCGATCTAACAAGTAAGATCCCTAACTTCATCGCCTACGCAGAAGCAAAGCTTAACCGAAAACTGCGTCTTCGTAAGATGGAGCAAACAGCAACGGCAAGCTATACAAGCGCGTCTCGCTTTGTTGGTTTGCCTGCTGGGTTTCTGGAACTGATGAACCTCCGCATTAAGAAGGCAAGTGATGCGGATACAAAGTATGAGCGGCTCAATCCTGTCGCCCCTTCTCGGATTGATGAGTTCTACCTGGATAGTGCAGGTTGCCCGTCTCGATATTGCCTGCGTGATCAGTTTGAGCTGAATCGTGAGGCGGATCAAGAGTACACGTTACACATGTACTACCTGAAGAAGTGGGATATCGCTTCTGATTCATCTAACTGGCTGCTTACCAACTATCCAGATGCTTACGTATACGGCGCTCTTGTAGAGGCTGAGATGTACGTGCGCAATGACAATCGGGTGACTACGTGGAAATCCATGTTTCGGGAAGTTATGACCGAGCTTGATGACCTGGACGAACGCTCCCGCGATGACACCGAAATGGGTACTGATTTGTACCTCCTGAATTCCAATCGCTACGGCTACGACATTAACGAGGGCTAGTAATGGCTGCATTTAATAAATTCAATGATTTTGT